GGACCCCTTAGGGACCCCCACCCGGTGCTGGACATCACACACCGTTGCAGTGACTGTCCAACCGTATGGAGCTACTATGGATGTCGACGACTTTCTAGGTAAATACAAAGTTCGACGTCGTGGATCTGTGATCTACGAGTTCGACGATGTTACCTTCCGCGAGCAGCCCACTGGGCCGCCTGCGGTTGAACGTTATCGACGCTTCATCGAGCAGGGTCAAATGACCCGCTCGAGGAAGAATCCGCGTTGGTTTCTGCCCCTTTATCGGGCCAGTCATCCTCTTGCGGACATAGGTGGTGAGTTCTACTCCTCGCGCACCGAGTATTCGGACAACCTTAGTATGGTCAGTGTCAGTAACCCTAACGGGTCCTGGGACCGAACGTACAACGGCTTTATATGGCCGAAGGTCTATCCGATCTCGAATGCGCATGGAGACGGCTGGTCCCTTGATGACAAATATGCCAATGAAGCCCTGATCTCTGATCAGGAACTTCGAATTGCTGGCACGTATGCCATCAACAAGACTATCCCGACTCATCCTGCGGCTAACTTGTCGACTTTTGTCGGCGAGCTGCGTCAGGGTCTTCCGACCATCATCGGCGCGAAGCTACTCCGTGAAAAGGTGGCTTTTTACAAGTCACTCGGATCTGAGTATCTGAACGTCGAATTTGGTTGGAAGCCTTTCCTACGCGATCTCCAGCAGCTTGGCGCCGCGCACCAGAGTATGGGCGCAATGATCAAGCAATTGGAACGCGATTCGGGACGCGCTATTAGGCGCAGTTACACCTTTCCCATAGTGGAGCCCACCGTTTCACGAACGATCGAGAAGGCTTACGCCTACCCGTTTCATTCGTGGGTCTACAACGGAGGGATCCCCGCGGGGGGTGGCTGGAACTACATGCATGAGCGTGTAGGTGAGTCGCGAACGTGGTTCACAGGTCGCTACCTGTACCATTTTAGCGTCTCTAATTCCCAGCTGAACCGCTTTCACCAAGACCTCGTTCGTTGGAACAAGATCTATGGCGTTGCGGTTACCCCGGAGGTTCTTTGGAACCTCGCCCCGTGGAGCTGGCTTGCAGATTGGTTCGCGAATTTGGGGCTTATCGCCTCGAACGCGTCCGCCTTCCTGCAGGACGGACTGATCCTTAATCGTGCGTATATCATGTGCCACCGTACGGTGACTGATACACACATGATGACGGGAGTGCGGCCCTATAGGCAGCAGTCTCGTGACCTTGTCCTTCAAATGAAGAAGGAGACCAAGGTTAGGGATCAGGCATCCCCATACGGCTTCGGCTCTGACTTTGACGGATTCACACCCCGTCAGATAGCCATCCTCACAGCTCTTGGTCTTTCCAGGAGCTGAACCGGCTTTGGCCGGCCACTGCCACGCCCGTGGATCGGGCACAACAGAGAAGAGTGATTGCCTTGGCCTTCGCGGACCCTCAGACTGTTACCGTTAACGCCGTCGCTCAGACGCTTCCGCGTACGAGCGCCGGTTCGTCTTCTGGTGCCTTCACCAAGGACGACGGTTCGTACCAGCTGCAGATCCAGCACTCCCGCAACAAGCGGACGCGCCGGGTCGTGCGGCTGGACGCGAAGAAGATCATCGCGGACCCCATGTTCACCGCCCAGAATCTGGAGGTGAGCATGTCGGCCTACTTGGTCGTCGACCTTCCCAACGCGGGGTACTCGAACGCCGAAGCGAAGCAGGTGGTGGACGGCCTCACGGCCTACCTCACCGCTTCCTCCGGCGCGCGGGTTTCCCAGCTGCTGGGGGGCGAATCTTAGAACAGTCTTCTGCAAGGACATGGCTTGGGAGGTCCAACCTCTATTAGGAGGGAACCTGAAAAGCCTAATGTCACTCGTCACTGCGGTCCTCCATGAATTGGGGACCATGTGCGCTGTCAGCACCGACCGCGATCTCAAAACGATCGCGGCCCGTGTCGAAGACGAGGGGGAGTCGTTTCTCACGATCACCCTGGCCGACTTCGGGAAGGACTTCCAAAAAAGTCTTGCCCTTGGTCGTATCGCTCCCGACGGCTTTCTTGGTTTCAAGAGAACCGCAGGTCTCCCGAGATTTCTCTCAGGTTTCCTGGAGCTTGTCTTCGACCGTGCTACTGGCGTCCTTCTCGATGATCCCTCGACCGATGCTATCTTTGCCGTTCGTCAGGTCTCCCTGATGTCGGCTAAGGTGTCCCGGTCGGCGTCGCCCCGGCGTGAGGCGGCTGCCATGCGAGGTTTCATCGAGTGTGAGAAGAGTGTTCGAGACCATGATTCGAGCAGAAAGGAGCGAGACCTTGCCGATTTTCGGCGCGTCTCAAGGCTACTCTTTGCTGGAATATTTGCTCGGATTGACGCCCGCGTTTACGCGTGCGAGGTCATACCCCGACATGGTCCAGGAGCTACCGCAGACCGCATCAAGGGTAACCGCAAATGGGACCTGTCCGTGTGGACGGATCGCCTAGAAGCGGTATTCCCCTACGTGGAATACGGTATTCCTTCTTACCGGTATTGGAACCACCGGTCAGTCGAACACCTCGAACCCGGAGCTGAACTTCCCGTTAGGGTCATATCAGTTCCTAAAACGCTCAAAACACCGAGGATCATAGCGATCGAGCCTACTTGTATGCAATACATGCAGCAGGCTCTTTCGCGTGAACTCGTTTCGGAGATCGAGGGGCATGACACCCTCTCGTCCCTGATCGGTTTCACGGACCAAACGCCTAACCAGCGCATGGCTCGTGAAGGCTCAATTTCCGGAGCCCTGGCCACGCTCGATTTGAGTGAGGCCTCTGACCGTGTTTCGAATCAGCTTGTACGTGAGCTTTTCGCTCCCCACCCTTGGCTTGCTAAGGGTGTTGATGCGTGTAGGTCCCGGAAGGCTGATGTGCCTGGCCATGGCGTTGTACGTCTGGCCAAGTTCGCGTCGATGGGTTCGGCTCTCTGTTTTCCAGTGGAAGCCATGGTTTTTCTCACCATAGCTCTCATCGGAATCGAGAAGAGTCAAGGACGCCGGTTGTCCCGCTCCTCCATCAGGAGGTTGCGGGGGCGGGTGCGCGTCTACGGTGACGATATTATCGTACCTTCGACATACGCAGCCTGCGTGTCAGACTCGCTCGAGGATTTTGGTCTCCGAGTGAATCGCTCCAAGTCCTTCTGGACTGGCCGTTTCAGAGAGTCTTGTGGTAAGGATTGGTACGACGGAGTGGACGTTACACCTGTCCGCGTCCGCCGTTCCCTTCCTTTGACACGCGATGACACTCCGGAAGTGATCTCGGCGGTATCGCTTCGGAACCAGCTCTACAAGGCTGGTTTCCGAGCGGTCCCAAACAAACTCGACAAGGTCCTGACGAAGATTCTTCGTTACTTCCCTGTCGTTGCCGAGACGTCTCCTGTGCTGGGAAGGCACAACCTCGAGGGCATTACGCCCGAACGGATGTGTCCTAACCTTCACGTACCCCTTGTCAAGGGTCACGTGGTCGTTTCCCGACCTCCCGAGAGTAAGATCTCTGGAGTCGGTTCCCTCCACAAGGTGTTCACGCTCGGATTCCAAGAGGATCCCGAGCACCTGGAACGTCATGGACGTCCTAACACCGTCCGCACCAAAGTTAGGTGGGCGCACGCCCGGTAGGGCGTGTGTGGGGTTCGCCCCGTGAGGAGAGTTTGTTTGTGCTCTCTTCCGGCTTTGCCGGGAGGAGATGCGCTGACTTGCAGTGCATCTCCT